TGGTATTTAACTATGCTAAGAACTTAGCTGGTACTGAAAGCATGACTTATGGTAGTGCTATAACACAAGATATCACTACAAATATTACTCATGATTATATGGGTCATGGTACAGCTAATGCTGATGAAGATAATACCATCTATACATTATCTGGATTCTGTGATCGTAAGATGCCAACTAGTATTCATATAGTCAAAGCATCGTCTACAGATAAAGATAATGGGTATAATGATATGGCTCATAGTAATGGGTCTAAGATTCATGTACTAGGTTTATATAAATCTACTAATGGTGAAATCATTAACCCTAAGAATAATGCAAAGACTGATATTAATATAGCTCGTGTAGCCAAGTCTTATAAGATTGCTAAGTTTGATGATATCAATCTAGCTAGTGATGAAGATTCTGCTATTGGTATAAATGAGAATTACTGGTTATTACCAGACTTAGATTCTCTTATTAATATCTATAACCACTTAGTTAATAATACTGAGCTTATTGAACCAACTGAATCTGAATTACATAGTACGTCTAATTATAAGTACAAGTCTTCTAATGATGTAGATATTAATGCTTTAGACGGTATTACTATCTATTGTGCTAATACACCAGATGACTCTGTAATCAATATCATTCGAGACATTAATAATAGTACAACTGGGCATCTTAAGATTAATCTTATTGATGGTGGACGTAGTCTAACTAAGTCTAGATATGCTACTGAACTATTCAATCAAATATCTGTATTCAAATCTAATTCAAATACAGATAAGATTACAGTATTCCCTTGGGATAATACTTGGACAGATCATATGCTTGAAAAGAAATTATTGGTCAAGGGCAATACTCTAGATGTATTACGTACTAAGCTATCTGGTCAAGTTAACTATGATAAAGTCTTAAATGAATCTAATACCACTACAGTGGAAACTGTATTAATTGGCTTAGATGATTTTAGTAACTTTGAAGCCAAGTATAAAGAACTTAAGAAAGTGTATACTGTAAATGCTACACATAAACTAGAGTTCTTTGATAGTCGTTATAATATTCTTAACGATGATATTACACCAAGCACAAAAACCTTAGAAGATACTACACCAACAGCTGATCATACATATACCACTGTTTGGAATGTCAATACGTTTGTTAATGGGTTCCAATGTTTACGTAAACTAAGTAATGTAAACGATGATGATATCGTAACAGTTACATTCTTAGATAGAGATAATGTAGCAAATATATCTAGAGATAGCGAACGTCCTGCGATGTTTGTACCGTCTACTGCTAATGTAAATAATACTTGGACACATCCTATAGTTGATACTAACTTTAGCTATGTATCATATAGATCATTAGTTGGTAAAACTCTTAAACTAAGATTTAGACAAGTTATGAAAACTGCTACAGTTGATTTTGGTTATTATATGATACTAGATGATATGTCTACAGTATTCTCTCATAGAAGCGGATTTGCTCTATATAATACAATCAACTATTTCAATACAGATAATTACACTATGACAACTAATAGATCTGGAGAGATAGCGTTCTATAGAGATGATTATAACTATAATGATACTTGGCCTAATATGCTAAAACCTCCAGCAATAGATGAGCCATTAATGGCTACTGCTACTATTGATAATGCTAATATAAACGGTATAATCCCAGAAAACGTATGTAGAGTGCTATTGCCTACGACAGATAGAGATAAGCATCTATATACAACATTAGCATTCCCTCAAGGACCTAATAGATATCCATTACATTGTCTAAGAAATGGTAAGTTATATAATACTGGTGCTAGTAATGCTATCTCATTCAGATTATGCAATGTATCAGATTATGCAGACTTTGCTAAATATACAGTAGAGCAATATGCAATATTAGCTCTATCTGGTAGCTCGTTTGAATATAATGTATACCCTGCTATTAGAAACTTGATAAATTATTACACTAAGAAAAAACAAGGTGTATCTTATGATACCAAATTAACTGGTACATTTTCAGTTAATTAGAAAGGATAAACTATGGGAAAATTTGTAATAGTATTTAAGAAAAAGTACCCTAAGTTTAAACTTGGAGACCATATCAATCTTATATTCAAACAAGGGGTTGATGGTGGAGATACTATTAGAATAAATGGTAAGACTGTGCCTCTTCTAACTAAGTTTAGAAATGGTGCTGTACTACCTGTAGACTACAATCAGTTTACTGTCGGTAACAAATACGTTGGTGAATGGACTTCTAAAGGGCTAGAAATCTATGCTGGTGAATTTGTTAAAGAAGAAGCTGTAGATGTCACAAAGAAAACGTTAACCATAGTTGAACGGGGTACCAATAACTGGTACCCTTGTTTATTCACTCAATTTGAGATAAAGAAACAGCAACGGTTAACAAAGAATACACAAGCTAATACATTGACTAACAATACACAGTATACTTTCCGTATAGCTAAAACTGATATAGATGGTCGTTTACTGAACGTAAATACCTTTGCTATGGTTAAGTATAATGATAGAGTCATTCCATTATTAGATGCAGATAAAAACTACATTACAGTAGAGACTTTATTTGCAATATCCAATAAGAATACTACAGGCAATGATGTAAACTATGCTACTATTAGTGGCACATATAAGGTTTACTTTAGCCGTGGAAATAAATATCTTGATGGTATTGAGATTAGTGTACCATCTGGTACAACATCTCATGCTAGATATAGAGACTATCCGACATTTGATAATGGTTTAGAAGACCAATATAAGTACTATGTAACCAAATCTGTATTCGTTAAGAATAGACTATATGCTATACCAGCATCATATGTCAATACTCCAGATATGCATGGGAATTTCAATCTAGCTAATGGTAAATTGAAATTTATTGATAAATTTGGTAAGAACTGGACAGATAGCAAGAATGCTACATATAGTAAGATTAGTAAGCTATTAGTCTTTAATGATGATACCAATAAGCTAAATGTCAATAAGGACTTTGAGCTATGTATACCAAATAAACCTAATGATGGTTTATTTAGAACTGTATCAGGTGATTTGACATTAACTTGCTTACCTAGCTTATATGATTTTACTACTAGTATCAATGTAAATAGTGAGTCTATTATAGACCCATTAAAATATATCAATGATATTCCATATGGGGTAATATACCGTTCACATATGGACGATATAGACTTAGCATATGTACGTAAAACAAAATCCAATAGTTCTAAAGCAGATAGATACACTGAATGGTTATTACCACACTTTATGTCTATCTATAAGATTATGGATAATATCGTAAATGGTACACCATATAAGTTTAAACCAGTAATGACTTATAATGGAAAGAATATAACTCAACAAGAGATAGATTATTCTAATTATAAGACTATCAATGTATTGGCTCGTAACAAAACACCTGAAGAGTGTGCTGTTATAGTTAATAAGCTAGCAACTGATATAAAGAAATACAAATACCGTTCTATCATTAGACTTATTAATGATAATAAAGTCCCATATGAGACAATCAAAACAGCTTTAGATGATGCTGATGAATACGTTATCTATAATAGAGAATCTATAACCAAAGAAGAATCTCTATTAATCAAATATCTACCAGCATCTATAGCCAATGAATCTTCTGTAGTCCTAGATAGACTTAGAGCTAATACTAGTGATATTCTATTCCCTAATATCAAAAATCTAAATGACTTTGGGTTAGTTCAAGACTGTTTAGATATTAGACCTAATCATTATTTCTTATATGATTTACCAGAATCTAAGATTATAGATGGTGATACATTATATACAGTAAGATTTAATGGTCCTAAGATTGATGGTGTAAAATATTATCTAACGGATGATATTGCCAATCCTAAACAAACTTGGACAGAAATTACTGACTCTACTAAATTAAATGGTCTTATAGGTAAAACAGTAGTTGCATCTTATGATAATAATGATAATAGTTATAAATCATTCGAGGCTACTATTAAAGTTAAAGATAAGACATATACTATCTCTAAGACTACAGATACAATAACTCCTGATGGGGTTATTATGTATCGTATTATACCACAAAGTGGTGTAGTTATTAACACAAACGTTATATTGGCAAAGAATTCTGGAAACTATAACTGGAAATTATACGTTCCTGGTGAAAAATTAAAAGAGTTTAGTAACCCGTATCTACTAATACGAGAAACCACATCTATCGATGGTACACATACCGAAGAACAGAAAATAGCTATAACTGGAGATAATAATATAATTATACCACCATTAACTATAGTTAAACTTGTATTAGAGATTGGTAACTATTCAGTATCAGGTAATGTAATTGTTGGTGATAATGGTGAAACTGATACAATTAACGTAACAGACGGAAATACTACATGGGAATCATCTGAGTATTCTATAACTAAGCCATTTGAACGTGTTACAATTCCAGTCAATATCAACTTTGATTATCTTCTTAAAGAAAACGAAATGAAAGTTGATCATAAACAGACATTTACCGATGAATCTAACTTGTTTGACGTTTATGATGTAACTAAAGTTGGTGGAGACTTACAAGAACTATCAAACGAATCTGAATATAAACTATTCTTTGATAAGAACTTGACAACTAAAACTGGGTTGTCTATTGTGGCTATTAAGTTTAAAGATAGACTCATTCCGGTAATCAATAATAATAGAGAGTATCTTAAAACTTCCAATATTAAAGATTATCTAAATACTAATGGTACTAATAAATTAGCAGTTACTTATGAAGTATTTTATGATGATCCTAATATAGTTATAGATGCATTTAAAGTCGATACTAATATAAGTGACTATAATCGTACACGTATCAGTTCAGAAAATGTATTCTTGGTTGGTTGTAATGGTAATGAATATCGTCCTAGATATAAATACTTCAAAGGAAATATTGTTATTGGTGGTTCGTATAAAGAAAATGCAAATCCTACACCTAGTAATAATGATTTCTTCTATAAAGCTAAGACAAATGGAACTGTGGATATAGATGCCAATAATAAAATAGTTAATTTAAGTTCCAGATTCTATACAGACTTTACTACACCATTAATGAATGCATCTCATTGTGAAATGATAGTCGGTAAAACAGATCATAACCGTATAGCATTAACTCTATTCCAAGATAGCCCTATTATTAATTGTGCTGTAACAGAATCGGTTAATAACTGTAATTCTATACCATACGATTTATATGGTATTGGACAATATAACTTATTTAATGCTGTCAATAATACTTATGGTCGAATCTACATGTATCGTAGACAGACTATGAAAGATAGTATGCTTTGGGGTTATATCTTACTCATAGATGACTATATCAATGCAGTAAAATATACTAACCTAATAGACTCTCGTGTTAGTACAAATACTGATGGTCGTATCGAAGTTGCTAGAATGACTCTTAATGATGGTACTACGTTTAATACAAAAACTCAATATGTACCTGAGGCTACAAGATTGGTTAACGCATATAATACTGGTAAGTATAATTATATGAAAGTACATAAAACCATGAGTAAGCAGGAAGTGTTATCACGAATTGATGCCATTAAATATACTGGACCCATGATAGCATATCCTAGCCCACAGGCTGGTAATATGAGTGAACGTTATGGGTTTGGTACTATGAATTACGATTACCAAGCTATAGGGTATATTACATCAGCACAACTAGCCGCAATACCAACAAGCATAAGTTCTGATGTAGTTATTAAACTTAACACACCAGCATTCAAATACATATTAAGACGTACAGATACACCTAGCGATAAAACGTATATAGAACACTTTAAGGATACTATGACTAAACTCACAGATATCCAAATAGATAATAGAGCTATGCAAGTATATCTTGTAGATAGCGACTATGTACGTAATAATATATCTTTACAAGATCTATTAGAGAAATCTAAACCATCTTGGATTGATTACAATAATACACAATCTAAACAAATAAGTTTATTCTTATTAGACTACCATGATTTAGATGATAGTGGTATTGCGGTAACAAATTCACGTGATACTGCAGAAAATATGTATAGAGAAGCATTAGCTATTAAGACTAATGTAGATAATGGTCGTTATGATGCTAATATACATATCTTAGAGATGGTAGGTGGTTTAACTGTATGGACTACCCCACCTAAAGGTACAATGAATGATCTGTTTAAGAATGACGATAATATTACAGTTGTTTGTGGTCGTGAAGGTACCAAATTACCAGCTGGTACAAATATATATGGCATAAAAGAAACAGATATAAATAGAATTATAACCGATGCTATTACAACAGATTGTATATTCAAACTAAGTGGTGACCCTAGAGGTATATATAAAATACCAATATCAAATAATTCAAGACCAGGAGCTAATTATAGTTATAAGATATGCTATATTGAATTTGAAAGTATCGAACGTAATAAAAAATGTTGGATACCTTTAATAGATAAGACTACATATGATTATGTATCTTGCAAATTATTATCTGCATTAGTTAACCAAGATATCTATATAGAAGTGCGTAGATTTATACCTGAAGACCCTAGAATCAAATATCCTATATTTGGTGCAGTATTGCTTAATACAGTCATTGATATCCAAAGACAGGTATATAATAAAGTATTCTATTCTGATGGTAGCTATGATCGTGGTAATAATCCTAATGGCTCTACAACGATTAACTATATAATTGCTAATAATACAGTGCCTGGTACAAATAATAATATCACTAGTAATACCGTATTACCAGACGTTCTATTTAGAAAGAATGGTAATGATGATGCTAGTCTTGTTTCAGAACCTAAGAATGGTACTGGAAGATTTATGTACCATACTGGTGATTTTGTATATAATGCTAATATATCAGATGCATTATTAGCAGAAGAGTCTTTAGTTGCTGATGGTGCTAACGTTAAAGTATTAGGCAATAATGTTAATGAGTATAATCGTGTACGTATTGCTAGAAACTATGGCGTAAATCAAATTAATACATTTGAACCAGTAATGGACAACCTATCTATGCGTTATACTGATGATAAAGGGTATAAGAACGTACAAGATATCGGTGTTGGTACATTCTTACATCCATATGCTTATATTAATACACTATTATTTAACGGTAATGGTGATGATTGTATGGCTGGTACTGGTAGAAATACCTATATAGCAGTCCCAGAAATGTTTGAGCCTAATTTAGATTTGACCAATGAACCTGGTTCAAATGAATGGAAATCTAAGTTCAGTACTAAGCTATATAAAAATGGTGTAGTGTATGATTTCTTTATGCATAGCTCTGATATTATGTATGCTTTATTCTTTAGAGATAGCTGGCGTGGTGGTTTAACTAAGTTTGCTAACCCTAATGACGAAGCACATAAAACTCGTGAAGGACAATACATTTATCCTGATTGCAACCAAGCTACACTTATACCACACTTTAAAGGTATAATTCATTTCTATAAACAATTCTTAGATGATAGTGTTACTGTACCAACAAGTATTAGTATTGGACCATCTCCAGTAAATTTATTTGTAAATAGAAACTCAGATACTAATCATAAACAATATGTGATTTACTTGGACAATATTGATGATATGAATAATAATATGAACTATATTACTAGTTTCATCACACGGTATTATAGTAAATTGAATGATAATGAATCAGTGGTCTTTATTGTAAATAACTATGCTGAAGCTAATAACGATTCTAAAGCTACATATAATCGTAATGGTACTAACGTTGATATCAAACGTGCATCTTTAAGAAATATTAATACTTATATAGCACGCATCAATAAAGTCCTAGCACAAGAGTTCCAAAAGAACCCTGGTTATAACTTAAAGATTGCAGTATACTTTACTAATAGTAGATATCAAGTTATGGGACCTTGGTCTAATGAATACTTATACTCTTCGGCTAATATAGTTCAAGCACAAAACCCTACAGGTTTAGAAGTAGAACGTATAGCTAATATAGTAAAAACAGCTACTGGTAATACTAGTACACGTAATATCTTTAAAGGGTTTAATGTTACATTAGACTTCTTACGTAAAGCTGAATTTATGCAAGCTAAGAATCCTAAAGCCTATGTCGGTTTCGTTGACCCTGTTATCTTCGAAACTGTGTAAAAAATAAAACAGGTATAACAATGGAGTAATACGGTGGCATACTATGTACACCACCGTATTCTCTGTTATCACCTATAAATGATTTTCAGTTATAGGTAATTTGAATCCTTGTGATACAAGGAATCTGTAGGCCCAGATAGCCTCATGATGGCTAACATTGTTTATGTCAGCATATCTATCGGCTACTAGGTCCATAGCAGTACGGATCTGCCAATCTAGATTGGAAGATCTTTCTGCTAATTGATTGGCGTAGTTTCCTACGCAACCAGGCTGTGCCATAGGAGTCACCTCCTTTCGGCATGTAGACTTGTAGTCTACAAGTGTATGGGTAAATTTAGATACGGCTACTATGAATAGCTGTATCTACCATACACAATTATAGTATGCAATTGTAAAACAGTTTACTTATAAAAAAAATAATATACATGGGTAGATGAGTGAACACCTACCCATGTATATTATTTATTCAAAATCTAAGGTTCTAGATTTTGAATAAATTTTAAACAGTCATCGTACTCGCTACGAGAATAGTTTTCAGAATTACCATTCTCGTAGTTGCGTACAATGTCTAGAGCTAATCTTATTTTTAAATAAAGATTAGCTTCATGACCAGCTGTGAGATTATAATATCTCATTTGAGCACCAGTCATAGGAGTCACCTCCTTTCGACTCGTAGACTTATGTCTACAAGTGTATGGTTATATTTAGATACAGCTACTTGAGGTTATCTGTATCTACCATACACGTTTATAGTATATAACTATAATAATGAACTCTTACAAAAAAATAATACCCAGTATAGTCAATGACTATACTGGGATTTCTTTTGTCTAGAATGGTGTATAATATGTATTAAACACTCTAGATATCAAATGGCCTTTGGTTCTAAGATATAATGCAACTATAGATGCGTGTATTGTTATAGCTGCATATAAACTCTTTATATTATAAATACCCATCTTAGTTAGTTTATATCTTTTGTTTAAGTAAGCAAAAGATTCACCTAGAAGTAAATCATCTCCTAGCTGGTCATAGACAAGATATAGATTATAATAGTCTTTAATAGAGTCATATAGCTTAACTATTGTAGCTGTTTGGAATGATGGAATATGACCCATGTCTTTACATAATTCACATAGTTTATGTCTTAGGTCTTGTCCACTAGATATCTCACCATTCTCATATGCTTTAGCTAATTCATATAAGATTTTAATAGATTTAGGCACATCAAATATATTAGAGTACTTACTATAATCTGGATAGATGTATAATCTATATGGGGATTTACGTCTACCACGAACAGGTTTTAATAACGATTTAGGAACACCATATTCTTCTCTTATATTCATTAACCAATCAGCATATTCTTTCTTTATATTTGGTCTTAGTAATAATAGAAATGGATTACCAGATGACCGTCTTAAAGAGATAGCCTTTCTTGTAAATAGCATAGTGGTTAATTCTTGTATACCACAAGTTTTCATATCTTGTTCTCTTTCTAAGAACGTTGGTTTATCAGATACAGTATTAACCATATTCATATATCTAGTCCAATAATTATATAGCTTAATTTTTTGGTTAGTTGTCATACCAGATAGATGGATAGCATAAGCTTCTTTTGGAGCCCTCGTATCTAAGTATTTTATTTTCAATTCCCGATATCTAATGACATCACTTTTAGTTAATTTGTTTGATTCTTGCATTTTTAATCTCCTATTCTAACACAATTTAATATAAATAATAACCATATATATCCGTATAACGAGTTTTTACAAACTTTATGTACGGATGTACTTATAGTTATAATATACAATTAAAAAATACCCTGGATGAGCCATTTGCCCATCCAGGTATACTCTTTAATTTCTATTATCATGTATAGGATAGTTCTCAGATTCTGGTTCTTTATTATAGACTACACGATAGTCTGAATCTTGTTCCATAGCTAGTAATTGAGAATTCATATATGCTTTATCAGTATAAACAACTATCTCTGAATACTCAAAGTCTACAGGTTTGATTGTATTAATAACCATATCAGTCCAGTTGACGTCTATATCAACTATCTTATTATTATTGACAATCTTAAAGTCAATAAACACAGATGGACTAATGAACTTAGACTTACAGTACTTTATTAATTTATTTATATATGGGTCACCATCAAAGATATCGCTAATACTTATTTCTAACACTTTATCTTTCTTATCTTCATAGTCTAACGTGAAGAATTGTTCCCAACCACGTTCATTCAATGTTGGTACATTAGCAAAGTTAGCTACATAAGACTTAATATTACCAGCATTATCAGTAAACTCAATAAGATTAGTATGCTTAGCTGTAAAGTAGCAATATACTTTAGGTGCTGGCATTCTAATCTCTGTAGTAAACTCAATAAAGTAATTAGAACTTACTTGTCCTTGACGTTCACCATCATCTATATTGATATCTGGTGTAGCTATATGAGTATACATAGCTTTAGCTCTAATAAAGAACTCATTTCTACCATTAATAGCTCTTAGCTTATAGATGAATGGGACTTCGGACTTACTATTTAAGTATACTAGGAATTTGAATGGGTCTTTGATTTCTTTCTTCTCTAGGTCTACATCAAATCCGACATCTTGAGCTAATGCTAATAGCATTTCTTGTGGTACATGGATATCCATATCAAGATACTTACCAGATGTAGCACCAACTTTAAGAGCCATCTTAAGATATTTCATAATATCTATTTGCTTAGCTTTAGTATTGACTTTAATACGTACTTGGAAGTTCATAAGCATTTGTTCAAATGCTATAGCAATATACTTATCACGTTCTCTATCTTTAAAGAATGTATCTCTATAGTTGAACGTTCTAGCATAGTATGTCAAGTCATAGTTATTGGCATCTATACCATCACGGTTAAAGTCTGTATCTAACTGAGGAATAATAGCAATAGCAGGTTTACCACGTTTAATCATATCATTGATATTGAGTTTAGCCCAATCATCAAAGAGATGTTTACCCTCAATGTAGACTGTCTTAAAGAATGATGCACTAAATTGTGATAAGATATAGTTCTTAAAGAACTCTACACATACCGAGTATGCATGTACATGGGATGGAACACAGAGATTGCGATATATCTTCTTCTCCATACGTTCTACTATATCAATTGGTTTAAACTTATCAGGGTCCGCATATATCTTAGCTAATACATCTCTATTAACCACTTCAAAGTCTTTACCAGGCTCTACTTTTAACTGTACATCATCAGTAGTCAATGGTATATCTTTATCAGACCTAGGTAACTGTTCTCTATCTTTCTTTATTTCAGATATAGTATGAATACCAGGGTCATCATCACGTTTTATATCAAGCTCAATCAGAGGTATATTACCATCATTATCTGGGCCTACTGGAGTGACTATACGGTACTCATAAAAAGGTTTCTTAGCCATAATACCTCCTTAATGACAAAAAATTATATAAATGTTTGGGGTAGCCCTTAAGACTACCCCAATACATATTATTTATTAGAAACCACCGTATGTAGTACCGCCCATAATAATATACCTCCTATTTATCAATGATCACACAATGGAAGTTTCCAATGCGTGGATCGAATTTATCGTTCAAATCAGAATAGTCAGATACAAGATAGTATGTATTATACCCTTGCATTGGATCATTCGGTTCTATTAAAGCTACACGACATGGAATATCAATATCGTGTAGTTCAGATTTTACTACTACTGCTTCACCTAATTGTAATACATCAGATCTGGCAGCGAAGTAATTGTTTCCAGAGTACATTATCTACCCTCCATTAGAGCTTTGATATCTTCAATCTCATCTTTAGTATAAGTATCGAAACCTAGATTACAGAAACTATTCAAGTTTACAATAGTATCCTTGAAGTAGTTCATGAATGAATTAAATCGTCCATTGTTCTTAGAAATCATCATAGTATTTCTAGGATTCAAAGACTCTTCACATCTAGCTACGAATTCCTTATTAATAAGATAAGTGATGTTCAAGCAGTCCCCATCAAAATCTGCATTCATACCAGGTAATACCTGTAATGGAACTCTCATAGTGAATGAATCTACCAATACATCAATACAATACATTTGTAACACAGAACCATAGTTGATAGTTGGGTTACGATTGATGATGAATGGAATACCTCTAGGATAGGATTTAATGATACCCTTGATTATATCTAAGATGACTGGATCTACATAAGTTTGGGCTTTCCACCATTTCTTATGCGCATCACTATAAGTGATATTATAAGACCTAGCTAGGATATTGATGATAGTCTGTTCCAATAGAACTAGTAATGAGTTATATGGAAGCTTAATCTCATCAATACGTAATGTGGCATCTGGAATGATTACATTACGACCTGTAAAGTTATACCGTCCAGCTAGTGCAGATTGAATAGCACCTTTCTTATGTGCTAATTCTTCGATGACAGAATCATACAAAGAATCATTAGACCCGGCATATAGATACTGAATATTCAAGAGAGCCTCATCTTTGAATTGGTCTCTTGCTTGAATTACTGTACGGTTACCATTTACTAATGCTGCATATTTGGCAATGTTATTGTAAATAGCATTAGCTCCTTTAAAGGAGAACTTATCTCCTTGGAGATTAACCATACGTAAGAATAGAGAGTACACTGGAATAGAATGTGTAAGCAATCTGTCCCTATACTTTAGTAGCAACTCATAGTTAGCTATCTTGTCTTTCTTGGACTTGTTCTTACGAGCAAAGTATTCCATAATCTCATCTATCCGTTTACAGAATTCTATCATACCAATACCATGATACTCACCAGATTCTTTTCTGACTTTCTCATTGACTTTAGATACTTCGAATCCATTTTCATCTAGCTCTACATCTAGAGTCAAGATGTCTTTAAGAACAGCTGGAGTGATTAGTTTCTCTAGGTTCTTAAATAAGTTTGGATGGATGATTACATGCTCTTGTAATACAACCCAACCAGTAATATTAAGATCATCGTCTACATATTTGACCTTAGTATTACAATATGGGCAGATTTCGTTGTTATATAGTCTACCAGTATAGTGGCCACATTCACAACGATATCTATCCTTATAAGCATCTTTATCATCAGATATAGATGCACCATATTTACTAGAGAAGATGGAAGAATCTGACTTTAAATCTTTCTTTACTGTCTGTGGTTCAGAAATGATAAAGTCTCTACCTTTAGATATACCTTCGATACGAAGTTTATCTAAGTCTAGAATCTCCATAGTTGTCTTCCATGATTCATTTGGCGAATGATGAAGACGGATATTCATGTTTAATTTTCTTTCTTCCATACTTAACTCCTCCTAATTGAAACGTGCAAGATAAACCTCTGCACAGATCTTTTTAATTGCCTCTTTGATATCATCCATAGGGATAACTCTATCAGATAAATCCTTATAGATTTCCTCAAGCATAATACCTACATCACCTTTAGTGATGTCATACTTAGAGCATACATCATCAAGACTCACCCCAAATATGATTAAGTCCATAAACACATCATTGTGTGTTGGCATATAATGCTGTGGTATAGATTCTTGCTCTGTTGGTATAATTGTTAGAGTGATATCACTAGGTTCTTGTTCTTGTACTTCAGTGTTATCTGGGGTGTCAAAATCTACACCAGAGATTTCGGTAGTAACTTCTTCACTACCACTTTCGATAATGATATCTACTAGCTCTTCTGCTGTGATTTTATATTTCTTAGCAATGTCTGCTAATATCATACCATTAGCATGGTCTTTCAAAATACTTTCTTTCATTTCTATATTGCTCCTTTGTTTGGCTTAACTAATGCTTTGATTGGGACCATTCTGTCTAACCAATCAATAAATTTCTCTTTAGATTCTAACCCATAGCTCTCTAAATCATATTTATAAAAGATATGCTTCCAATCACTATCACCGTTCAAATCATCCACAATATCTCTGTAACGTGAGATTAGATTACGATATCTTTTATAGAATGTAATTAGAGTCTTATATCTGATTTCGGACATAGCATCTTTAATACCATTAGATTCCAAGAACTCACTATATGACATGTCTTCTTTTCTATCGATAACTAGCATCATTAGTTTACCTGTAAGATAGATAGATGCTTCGATATTTAAGTTATCGTGTTGGAAGAACTCATTTCTAATATTGGAGAATCTAGTAAATAGCATATGTGTAGCGGATGCCTTTTTAAATGCATATTCATTATCATATTCAATATTAGAAAGTATTTTGGTATTCTTGCCAAAACTATAAGCTCGTTCTATAGCCTTAAGCTGAGTATCCTTATAATTGAAGTATGTCTTAATTCCAGGTTTAGTTAATCCGTTAATGTGAAACGTCTCATAATACTCATATAGTTTCTCAGTTAACTTAGGATTATAGAACCTAAAGAATACATTAGCCAGATAGCTGGAATGTCTCATAGCACCAGCCTTTCTTAAGTTAAAATATCGTTTCATATCTAACTTCGTAAACTTCTCTAGAGTGATACCTAAGTTTTCTAAATAGCTTTCGAAATTACGATATTTAACCTGCAACTGTGTACTATTAGGGCACAGTTGATTTAGACTCCATTTAGATTTGTTATCTCTGGCCATGAAGTCAAACCCACCTAAGGATTCAGCAATATAAGCGAAGTCTGCTATTTGCTTATAGGTGTAACTACTTGGAATTATAATCGGTTTTTCCATATTCACCCATCCCTTCCAAGAAAGCCAATGCACCCATCTCGTAGAATACAAAGAATACGAAACTATGCTTCTTTACCATATCATAGATATCTTCTTTTGTAATACCGTACCTACGAGCCACTCGCTCAATTTCACGACCCTCAGCAATCTCTTTGCCAATCTTAGGCATGATTAGGAACGTAGCCTTATTGTCAATATAATCACTAGCAAACTTAGTAAGAATATCATTCTTATTATCTAGAGTGTATTCTTGTCTGTAGTCTTTATTGACAATATCAATGATAGCCTTTTCAGGATTAGGTTCATCATTGTCTATAAGTTCCATGAACTTATATGAAGCCGCTATAGAAGCTTTAGCAGACTTAATATTACGTCTTGCTAATATCATAGTACCACCTACTACGATATTATGCCATCTTCTTTCACCTCCTTTTTTATAGTATGGTGTACCATCTTTATGGCTCTTCTTTTTATTTTTACTGCCATGGGTGATGATAGTACCCTTGATTGTTTTACCGCCAACTATTGACTTCTTAATATCACATAGTTGAGGTTCTTCTGTATGACGTACGTAACTTGGAATATCTTTACGTACTTGGTCGTACCATAATGAGATAGAGTCTTGATTCAAACGCTCTTTCTCATATAATTTGGTGACAGTTTGTACTGCCTTTTCTTTATCCAATTTTGCTTCTATTAAGAACCGTAGGTCCTTTTTGACATCGTCTATAATTTTCACGATAGTCCTCCTAATTAAATAAATACACTGTAGAATTCTAAAATACTATTTGGTTTTCTTTCATATATCACCTCCTAAACCTTGCCCAGTATCATAGAAAACGGAAAAGAAAAAACTAATAGTTCAAGGACCCCTAGAAATTAGAGATCAAGATACATATAGTATCTATCACTCTAACTCCTAGAGGTCCTTGACTAAATTAGTCTCTTAAGATGCCGAGAGCATAACCGGCCATACATAGTAAATCTAATACGATCATATTTCTCATCTCCTTTCGATTAAATATATAACCATACTATTACCATTATAGTATACAACTATAAAGTCCGAGTTTTACGATTCTTCAATTTTATCTAATTTATAGAATGCGTATAGCTCGGATACAGAGTTAACTCCGACAATGATAGCTTGTAGAATGATAGCTGTATTTATATCCAACGAGCTACCAATTAAAAAGCCTATACCTGATCCGATAAGGGAACCGAATAGATTACAAGACTTATTCAAACTATTAAAGGAAGTTAAGTCATCCCCTCGGATAGCATTATTAATACTATCCAACAACATAACTCCCCAAATAGTATTTAACGTGCCATTACAGATGGCGATCCCTATAAACCTTATAGTAGGATCGTCCACCGAAAATAACACGATTGCAGCATAGACTACTGCATCGATAAGCCCAACTATAGGGGCATACTTCTTAAATAGTTTCCTGAAAGAATTTTTACTCAGGAAACTATTAATGGTGCCTGCCAACCCAGCATCCAATAGGTTGGCAATGCTTAGAGTACTGGCATCTACCAAACTCATAAAGTAGATTTGGATTGTAGGGGATGTGAATCCAAATACTACATTTTGAAGGGTTGCGAATATAATTATAATCGCTTTAACCTTAGTTAGTATAAGCATAAAATACCTCCTTATAAATAAACCTAACCATTGGTCACGATTATAATATATAACTAAAATTTCTATTTTTACAAAAAAAAGAAAATAGTCTACAAGGGTCATTGACCCTTGTAGAACTTCTTTTCTTATATTAGATTATTTTACGATTGTGCCATAGTTGTCACGAGTATTGTCTTTATTAACACGTACACGTTCAACTTTATTTACACTACCATCTTTACCAGATTCACGATCTACACGGAAACGCATATTAGCATAGATGCTGTCTAATTCAGGTTTGAATTCTTTAATAGCACGACCCAATTCTGGATTCATATAACCAGCAGAAATTGCACGGTCTAATGCTACAGCAAATTCATAGCGAGTTAGAGTACGGTCACCAGAGAAGTTATTATCTGGATAACCAACTACAATACCTTTGTAAGCAAGGTCTTGTACCATCATATATGCCCAATGATTTTCTGGAACATCTGGGAATACTACATCAGTAATGGCTTCATTACGACCCATAGCATGATCAACTAATGCATCAATCTTAGCATTTTGAGCTGCTACGATTGCACGAAGTTCTTGAATTTCTTTAGCCATAGCAACTTGTTTATTAGCATTCATCTTGGAAGATTTACCAAATTTCATAGATACACCAGCACCAATCATAGCATCTTTACCAATAGTAGAAGATACACTAATCATAGTGTTTTCATTTGGTTGATATGCTACACCTAATGCACCAGCGTTTTGACCTTTGTAATGACCATAACCTGCAGCGAAGCTCCATTTATCATCGGCATTGAAGTCTTGATAATGTAAGTTAGCCATAGCTGCTGCACGAGCACCTACTTTACTGATTTCACGTTGGTTATTAGCAATAGCTGCATCATAACGGTTGCTAATACGTTGAGCTGCGTCATTCAATTGGCTACCGTTAATTGCATCAGTAGAACCTGCTTCTACACGGCCAGGAGCTACATTAGTAATTGTTTTATTACCAGCATCAATACCATCTTTAGTTACAGATGGGCCATTGTTAATAGTTAAGCCATCATTGTTCACTGTAGTACCACCATCGAAGTTAACGGATTTCATACCATTCAAGTTATCATTCACAGAGTATTTAACTACACCATTAGCATCTGTAGTAGCTGTAGTGTTTTTACCATTAGTGAAGTCTAAGCCATCAGCAAGCATAACTTGTTTAGCATCTTTACCATTAGCTTTATAAGTCAATGGAGTTTTAGTTGCGGCCTTTTCACCGTTGTATTTGAATGTAGTAAGATCTGCTACATTAGCAGGACCATTCCAACGTTCAACGTTGATAACTTCGTCACCAGCGAAACGGTTAGAAGCTTTGGCGATAGCATCTACTGTAGAACGAGATACATATACACCATATTGAGCATTAGCATCACCAGTGGATTTACCATTAGTTACACGTACTGCTGCAATATTATCAACTTGGTTGTCAGCAATTACAGATTCAACTGCTTTGTTCTTAGCTAACTCATCACGTAATTGGTTAACGTTTACACCATCATCACCATCAATACCTTTACCAACTTTAGTAATACGGTTACCACCGTTGTTTAGACCTTTGTCAGTCAAGGATACTTCGTTTACTGGGTTAGCATCACCATCGTTTGTAGTGATATGAACGCCATCATATTTGTAGCTTGTATGGTATTCATCGTCAGCACCACGGTAAGTCATATTAATGCCTTCTGTAGTGTAAGTGGATTCGTTATTACCGTCATTTAAACTTACTGAATTAAGATTAGTTAAATCTTTAGCTGTAGATACTGTATAAGTACCAGCATCTTCTTTAACTACAATATTGTCACCAGCTTCAACAATTGTACGGTTATCATTGATAGCTTTATTCATTTGATCAACATTAACCGCATCTGTACCAGTTGTACCAGCTTTAACGTTGTGAATTTGGTTATTGCCAGCATCAATATTAGTTGTAGTGAAGCTTACTGTACCATTAGCATCAGAAGCTGTCATACCATTAATATTATAGGATGCTGTATCCAAATTATTACGGTCTTCGATAGTTAAACCATTAGCACCATATTTAGTATCTTTATCACCATCAAATACAATAGTACCATCAGTATTGACTACTGTGTGTTTGTCATCTGTATTCTTACCAAATGCTGCAGAGTTCATATCTACCAAATCTTTATTAACGTTTACTTTGAATTCTTTTCTTCCGTAAGCGTTATCGGTAGCTACTACTGTAGTATTGGATCCATTAGCCATAGTATTGTACTTTTGTGCTTCAAGAGCAACATCGTACAATTGACTACCGTTAATAGCATCTGTAGATGTGGAAGATACACGACCTGCTGCTACATTTTGCAACTGACGTGTATAGCTAGTTACACCGCCAGCACCAGCACGGCCATTAGTACCAAAGCTTACAACAGAATCTGGTGTGGAACCTGCATAAGTAGAATTGCTGAAACGGATGTCTGTTGTGTTATCCTTAATATTGGATGTACCAACAGCTGATTCTGTAACAGAATTTGTGCCGATTGCGACACCGTTTTGAACATCAGCAATAGTGTTATTGCCTAATGCCAAAGCATCAACAGCAGTAGCTTGACCATGAGTACCTACAACGATAGAACCTTGGCCACTAGTGACAGAATTAGAGCCAAAGATCAATTGTTCTTGATCAGCAGTAGTCATTTTATTATTATAACCAACTACTATAGCTTGTTCACCTTTAATAGTGCCATTATTAGCACCAATAGCTACAGAATTTTCACCTGTAACATTGTTTGTTCTACCAATAGCAATAGAGGATGGACCAGATACTGTAGCACCATTACCAATAGCCAAAGTGTTATAGCCAATAGTTCTAGCTTGAGAACCAATGGCAATGGTATACTCAGTTAGAGCTTCTGCAGAAGAGCCGAACGCAAAAGCGTCACGACCAATAGCTTTAGCTTTATCGCCACCGACAAAACTATTTTCACCATCAGATACATTGCCTTGGCCGAAAGCCATGGAATTAGCCTGCTTAACGGTATTGCCATCACCGAATGCCAAGCTACTTGTAGCTGCTGTTTCAGCAGTATTATTAGAACCAAATACAAAACCATAATCGCCATTAGATACGTTATTATATCCAATATTGGATCCTTGTGCAAATACAGAACCGGATACCAAAGTACCTAAAATTGCTGCTGTTAAAATAACTTTGTTGTTCATCATTTGAATGTCTCCTTTTAACTATATGCTAAAAAAGTATGGCATAGTACCGTCAATACTATGCCATATACATGGTAGAATTATTTATTTGCAAGAGCTGCTTTGATTTCAGCAAGTTGCTCTTGTAAATCTTTGATTTGTTGTGCCATTTCAATACGGCTAGTTTTCAATGTAGGATCTTGTTTACCTACTTTGAAAGATGCGCCAATATTGTACATTGGACTATCTGTTAAAGTTACACCTGCATGGATAAGAGTGCTTTCATTTGGTTGATAAGCAACACCAATAGCTCCAGCAGTAGAACCTTTATAACCACCTAAAGATGCAGCGAAACTCCATTTATCATTAGGATTATAGTCTACATAATGTAACCCAGATAAAGCTGCTGCTCTAGCACCAACTTTGGATACTTGAGCGTCTGTGTAACTATTTGCACGATTTAATACATCAGACATACCAGTATTGATTTTACTGTCTAATTGTTTAAGTTGTGCAACGTTAACTGCATCAGTATCATTAGTACCTGCGGATACAGATGTGATTTGACGTGTTACATTATTATCTACATCACCAACAGATACAGCAGAAGCTGTAGAAGTCCATACTGGACTATTGTTTGTAGATTGTGTTTTAGTTGCTACATCATATCCAGCTACACCAGAATTTACTGTAGCTTTAGATTGCGCACCAAGAGCTACACCACCAACATAAGATACTTCTGTATTATGACCAATAGCTACGGCATCATTTACTACTGTGCTTGTAGCATTATCACTAGAACCGATAATAACTGTATGTGTTGCATTAGCTACATTGTGGTTATTACCAACAATAATCGCATTAGATACATTGGATGCATTATTGTTTACACCAACTACAAAGTTGTCAGTGCTTTCATTACCAGATGTGCCAGTAACTGTGTTATTTACACCAATCATAGAAGTGCGTAATGTATAATCAGCTTTATTACCACCACCAATTACCATAGTAGCACCACCACCATTAGACTTAGAGATACCATCTCTTAGTTTACCAGCAAACTCTTTAGCAGAGTTACCAGTATTTTTTGGAATACCAGTCAATTCTGCAATAGAATTTGTGACTTCATTACCAGCACCAAATACGATAGTACCATTAGTATTGGCAGTTCTATTTGCTAAACCATTAATAGTATTAGCTACACCAACACCAGTTCTATCAGCAAACCAGCCAGAACCAATGCCCTGTGCTGTTTTAGATTCAATACTATTCATAGCACCTGTAACAGTAGCACCTAAGTTTTGAGATGGTGTAGAGAATCTACCACCAGTATAGGAACTAGAAATGATATTATAAGCACCAGTAGATGTAGTTAAAGCACCATTACTAAAGCTATTTGCACCAATATTAGTTGCATATACATTTAATGCTTGACTTCTAGTACCTGTTTCATCTTTATCAGTATTAATAGTAACATCACCAATTTCACCATGGTAGTTATGAGAACCAACCATAGTAGAACCTGTACGTGCATATGTATTGTTACCAATAGCTACTGCCCCAATAACTTTAGATGGGTCAGCTGGGACACGTGCAGATGAAAATTCGCTCCCACTATATGTAGTTTGACCAAAACCAAATGCTGCTTCAACACCACCAGCCATAAGTTCAGTATGAGCTTTATGACCAATAGCTATCGAACCATTTTGGTTTGTATAGTTTTCGGCTTTAGAAGATACACCAATAGATACATCATGTGTACCATTAGCGCTACTTCCTGTACCATAAGCGATGCCACTACCAGACCCAGTAGCGTTATCAATTGCCATTACATTTAGGCTCAAAGAGCCAATAACCATTGCTGTCAAAATAATTTTCTTGTTCATAATAAACCTCTTTCTTTACAAAATAGAATTCTAAATTTAAAATATTTTGAGCGTATTATAGGATTTTATATCCCTCCTTGGATTTAATTAGCTAAACTGTAAATTTGCATAATATACTAAGGAATGTGCTTAGCTAATACACAGTCCTAGTTATATTATACAACCAAAATTTTTATTAACTAATCATTTTTCAAAGACTTCAGCTATTTCAGACCATCTAATAACTAACGCACCGCTAGTATTATCTATAGCTACATTCTGTAACTTAAATTCTTTATTTTCTGGGTCTTTAGGAATACGTATAGCATCATTAAAGACATCTAGCATATCTTTATCTACATCTTTTAAATGCTTACGTATTTGACTAACCTTTACTGGTAACTCATTATCAGTAAGCTCACCTGCGTCTAAGGTATTTAGCTCTTCGATAGCATATTCTCTGCTAGGATAAACATATGGTTCATACCCAACAACACTACAGAGCTTCTCAATTACACCTATTTTAATACGATTATAACGTAGCTCTTTAGTTATAATCAAATATTTCGTATTCATAAGTATCCTCCTACTGGTCTTTGTCCATATCCATCGTAAGACTAGGAATGATACGCCAATGGACTACACGATGTCCTTCGGCTACAGCTCTACCATTACCGTTTCTATCTAATTTACTTTGTAAATCAAACCCTAAGAATCTTTCATGGCTATCATTACAAGGTATATCTACTGTAGTCAAATACTCAGGTTTAGCATTAGACTCAATAAAGTCTACTGCTTCTTTCATAGTTAATCCATCAGCAACTACATTATCAACGCTACCAGGGACTAATTCGAATTCTTTTACTTCTGGGTTATACTCATATACTTCTTTAGCGATAGCATATTCCATAATAAAACCTCCTTATAAAATAATATATACTTTGATAGACTACGTATCTATCTACAGTTATAGTATATAACTCAAATCATTAATACTAAGAAAAAAATAAATGCAGTATACTGGGAAAGCCCCAGTATACTACACCATTCTTAATACCATGTGATATTGATATTAAGAATGTATATATTTATTCTTTATCTTCAGACTCAGTTTGGTCTTCTTCTGTATCTTCTTCTAGTTCAAAGAGATACCATTGATAAATTTTGTCTTTACCACGGAATACAAAGTTTCCAGGTAAGTCATCACCATCATTCAAGATGTCCTCCAACTCATCCATTTCTTTAGTACGGATTTCGTCTTCTTCGGTTTCAGGTTCATCTTTGAGTTCTGTTTGCTCATATAAAGCATTGTACTCTTCTTGGATGACTTTCTTACCTGTATCAAAATTATAGATCTTATTATCGATCTCTGTTTCATAATCATCAGTAGTGATTACTTGTTCTTTGTAATCGTATTCGAATGTATTTTTTACAACTATATATTTATCAGACATTGTATTATCCTCCTTATTTAACGTATTCTCTTTCTATTTCTTCTATGGTCTTAACCACTTTAGTTTTAATCGTATAGTTATATATGATTACACATTGGCCCTCTATAACTTTCATTATAATTATATAAGCGTTAGGGTTATTCTTTTTAATTGAATCTAAAGCATATTCTACTTTACTCTTTAATGCTTCATCATCTATACTATTTACAATATTATCAATTTCTTTGTCAGATAGAGATGAACGTTTTGCTGCATAATCTGCAATTTTTTTACCATAATATATTTTATTATAGGCTTCTACAAAATCTGCACCAGTATTTTCGTTAGGTTTTACAAACCATACCATTTGCTGTAAAATATAATAACTCATAGGTTATCCTCCTTAGAAAGATATAAATATATGAACCACACGATCTGTACCGATATATGTCGTACTATGTGGTTTATCTAAAGACTCAATATACCCTAGAAATTCATTAATCTTATCGTTGAGTTCTGAATCTGGATTAGGGTACACTTCATCACCATAATCATCAATCAATTCATCTTTCTTGACTTGAATCTCATAATCTGCATCATCAAGATTAGATAAGTCATAACGATCCCTTATAGGATCTTGTTCTAATAAACCATCTTCATGGTTAAATAAGTATGTGTCAGTTATAATCTTATATTCTTGCATATAGATTCCTCCTTTGGTGGAAAATAAATAATATAAGAGTGATACAATTATCACTATCATCATTATAGTATATAACTATAAATATCCTTGAGCAAAAGAAATCCCAGTATAGTCACTGACTATACTGGGTATATCTTATTCAAAAATAACAGAGATATTTGCTTTTGGTGTAGTGTATGTAGCGTTTAAGAAAGTCTTAATAGCTTCAATAGATTCAGTTGTTTCTGGTATTGAAGTTTTGTCTCTAAGAAGTCTAACTACAATAGCTGTAGGCAATTTATATGTATTATCAGATCTAATGTTATTGATAAAGTACTTACAATAAGTATCAGATGTTATTGATACTTTGAGTGTATCTAAAGACACTATATTTTGATCAGGTGGTTGCCTGAATACTAATTTCCCAATACCATTCGTACCAATAACATTTAATGAAAATTTATTATTAAACTGGTCATCTAGATTATTAAGTATTGGCACCTCTAGCTCTTTAAAAGTAGCTTGCGAAGCTATACCATTAATATTAGAATTATAGTCACGTCTTAATGATAAATTGAAGAATCTTTCATTAGATATTGCCATGTATATTTCATACATACTAAAGAACGGGATGCCTCTTACGTAAGTTAATATACCATACATATTTACACTTAAATATGATTTAAGCAACTCTAGTAGTTTTACTTTCTTTACTAAGAATCCCCAGACATCGAATGAAATATCACGTTCAGTAAATGATGTAAACATAGAGCCAAACTGTAGTGTCTCCTTAACTGCTTTTGTTGCAACAAAGCTACTATCAACAAAGTTATCTATATTTATAGTATCCAAATTAATATTATAAAATAACGAGTTGAAATTTGTACAGCTAGATAGATCTATATTTTTTGGATACTTACCATTAAATTTGTTAAATGCTGACGAGAAATCTTTAATACTGGATGTTTTTAATGTAATACCACTCAAATCAGCAGATGCTCCCATAGCAAATTGAGCCATAGTTGAAGGGGCTAAGGTAATATTACTTAAATAGTTTTTTGCAGCATATGTAAATAACCCATTAAATTTACGTTCAGTTATACCAGAATTATCTATAATTTGTACATTAGGAATTTTACCAGAATTGGTATTTACTGTAGGTGATATTGTGAATGGTTCATCTTTAATATTACTTATATCAATATATATATTGTTTATAGATTGGTCTAGTGTTGGTATTATACCGATTATAGATTTTGTTGTATAGTCTTTAGGCACTACGTATTTTATATAAGCTTTAGATTGGTCGTATGTAACCCATGGTTTGAATATTTTAATCTTTTTATTTTTAATGGTGGATTCATTTGGATAAGAAATGAATAAACGTTCGTTTACGTTAATATTCTTAGCAGTAGATGGGTTTATATACATACCCAATGACACATACCATCGATAATCTATCCCTTTAGTTGATGTAAAAATTAGTGCACCATTTACATCTAAAGATTTAGAGTAGTCTAATTTAACTCTAGGAGTGTATCCACCATCTTGTACACCATACCTGAATGCGTAGTTTATTGTATTGGCGTTCTTAAATATAAATGTACGTTCTTTATCAGCATAGTAAGACCTTACTGGTACTACACTTTGATATATATCAGAAGATCTACCATTATACTCGGTAAGATTAGATATTAGATCTTCTGCAATGTTCATTTTTAAATTAAAATATGCACCAAGATTTTGATGAAACATTGGTGTTGCACCTAATGGCCCAATATCGTACCCGAAAATATTTAGTGTGTATTTTGGATCAGATGGCATATTTTGTATTAGATGTGATCTACTAGATAGGTATAAATTGATATCTGTACCATTAGCCATATCATCAGTAGATTTAAAAGTATTGATATAACCAGCTTTTGAGAATTTATTTGTATTAAATACATCTTGGGATGACATATCTATATCACCAGAAAAATTCGGTGATATAAACATCGATCTACCATAATAGTCACGAACTAACGGATCTAACGTAATCATTTGGTTATACTGATCTGGTGTAAACTTAGTTCGATTTTCTTTTGTATAACTATCAATATCTTCTATATCTTCGAAATCTCCTTCGACTTCTAAGATACAAATACCATCAGCATCACGGTCATGGAAATACTTATTTAGTTTAAATCCCATATCCTCAGTATATAACTTACCATGAGTACCGACTTCAATAATTATATTCTCATCAGGAGATACATCCCATGTACCAGTTATTTCTTGTCCCTCTAGGGGGTTTGGCACTATATTACCGCTTAATGGATTAAATAGCTTAGTAAACTCTTCTGCTCGATAGATGTCTATATCTTCGATATCATAACAATATGCATCATCAAAATATTTATCCCACCCTAATACAAGAGAACCGCCATATTTAATTGATAGTGGTCTAACCACACCGTCTAAACATTGAATATCAAATATGACTTCTTTAGCACCTAGACGTGTTTCTGATAATTTAGGAGATGTATGATGTCCTGTAGCAAAGTCATATGCACCATCAACTAAATCCATATTAGATAACATAGAAGAATTGATCATATTGTCTAATGTACCAGCATCTTTAAGCTGCATCATATAATCATAATCAAACATAGTTCCATTTAATAACTGTTTACGCATATAGTAAGTTACATTATCGTATCTTTGTTTATATTCTGTAGACTTAGCTTTGAATTGATTGAATGCTGTATCATATGTAGACTGCATCAAAGAATCAGTTCTAGACGGTGGTGTAGACCCATCATTATACATAGCTATACCAGCAGAATACAATTTATCAAATGGTGTATATGTATTATAGATATATGCTTGATTGATGAATGAATTTACCATAAGAGAGTTATCTTCATCATGGTATATATCTTTATCTACAAGATTGACTTTATATTTAGCCATTGTATCATTGATAAACTTTGATATATCAGTAATCTTTACCATATCAGACTTAGGGTATACATTATATAGTGCTTTAAACCCTTTATTGTATACAGTAAACGATGCATCATCTTTTATAGCAGTTAGTCTTACATATTCACCCTCGTTTTCCACTGGACCCATTGGTGGTGGCAAAGGTAATCCTGCAAGTATACTGTCAGCTAAGTTATCATAATTGGTTTCATCTACAATATCAGGATTTATCATAGTCGGAGCTATAACAACTTTCTTTCTAGTTACAACTGGTGTAGTCTCAATATGTTGCCCCATATTATTATAGACAGATGCATCGGCTTGATATACAGAAAATCCTTTAGATTTATTATCAGTTGTCTGCATAATCCAGCTACTTTCATCACCACGCCAATTATTATACTCTCTACTTGCAGTATTTATGCTTCTTGTCGTATCCGTACCAATATACGTTTCATAACCAGAATCAGGATCACCTTCGAACTCCTTCTCTACATACATAGATGATGGTGTACCCATTATATTTCTACCCATATAAGGTATTGTAGTATACATAGGCTCATTAACCTTACGAGCCATCATAATGCTTTTATTATCAGTAATACCATCTTTTTCAATAGTATCTAATATAGGGGCATTGGTTGATATGATACCATTACCACCACCACAAAGTGTATAGTGTATCTTCTTAGCCCAGAATGGTACTTTAAATCTATGGCTACCAGCTTTAAAGATATATACTTTCTTAACTTTAGTTTTCTTCTTTTCAGCTTCAGTTAAAGCAGCATATACTTTACCTTGGATTTTAAATCTCTTCATTGTAGCTAGTCTAGATTTAGTATCACCAATAGCGGCATAAGCTTTGGTGCCATCTGGTAACTTAAACCCTTTACAGATATCCCCAGCTTCTTCTTTTGTGGTATATAGAGAGATCTCTTCTCTTTTGCTACCATTACCACCTTGTACTACATATTTTATATCAGTTAATTTAGCCATAATAGTCTCCTATTATAAGTGATCAAGATTATCTTCAGACGCTACTGGTCTTTGATATTCGATCCATTCTTCTGTACCATCTGGATGAATTAAATGGTTATCATTGTCGTATACTGCAACTTTAGAGTAGTATTTACGTGCTAAATTATCAGTAGTTATAAACGAGTTAGGTGATAGTCCGCCAACTGTATCAGCGTTACCACCATTAGCTCTAGCTGTAATAGTATTATACATGCTGCCTATAGTGACTGATTGGTCATTAATATACGTTGCAGGGAATGTCAATAACCTGTTTATATTTATATCATATTTAGTATCGTAAATCGCACCATTAATGGTTACACTACGACCCAATAAATCTAAGACTTTATTGAAAGATAACGCACGGTTTTCATCAATACCACTACCCATAGATTGTGGTAGATCTTTTGGTGGAGTAGAGCTGAGCAAACCTGATGTGCTATAAGTAGCAGTACAATCACCCAAAATAACAAAATCATCTGATATTGTGGATAAGTCAATATATACAGTTAGTCCGCTAATTGCAACGCTAGGTTCATTTCTAACATTTGCAGCATTATATGAAACTATGCCATTGCCATTAACCCCTAAAGCCATATTACTCATAGGATTTAAAGTATAAATATATACAGTAGAAGTTGTAGAGTCTAAATGAAGGTCTAAACGTCTATCATAAGTACCTGGTTTTTTAATAGTATATAGATAACCAAATTTTTGTGTATCTATATACTTTTCGGCAAAGTGAGGAATAAGATCTCTACTAGATACAACCTTTTTGGCACTTGCATTATTTAGATTATATGCTTGATCTCTAGCACTAATAGTAAAATCATCAGCAGTGATTGGTTCATTACTTTGTAGAGTGATGGATGCTAATAAATTACCGTTAGTTGTACAAATACCACCCACAATAAAAGTAGTATCAGAAACTCTGTATATGGTAGGCATAGTAACACTGTAGTCGTAGTATTTATCAACATCAACCTTATCTTTAATAATTATCTTATTATAGAGACTAAAATTGGATTGACTAAATAAATTGATTACAAACTTCATAGTATCATCTTCGACAATAATTGCTTTATTTGTGATATTAGCCATTCTATCACTCAATGTAATTTTAACAAAGTTATTATCGTAACTAAAAGATACGTAGTTAGGACACTTAAATACTTTAGTTATAGAATACTGAATTTGATTTAAGCGTTCACCTAAAGCGGTTAAATCACTCTTTAGTGCATATTGGTCTGCTGTCTTACCTGCTAATTGTGTTGCATTTGTTGCATTAGCTACAGGTGTAGCGTTTACTATATCTTTTACTGATTTGTCTAAACCAGTTATAGCTTGTACTGAATGAGTATGGTCTAATGGTGCAACTGCCTTACCATTAGCATATATAGTACCCGAGGCATTAATATTACCAGTTACACTGGTATCATGTAGTTTTGCCATTATATTACCTCCAATGAAAGAATTTGTTCAAATTATAAGAGTGTTAAAAATCCATGGGTTGGTCACCCATGGATTATAACGTCTCTTTATTACAAAAATCTTTTCTTAAGTAGTCTAAAGATAACAGAAATTATCTTAGGAACTATTCTTAAAAACTTAGGATTTACAATGATAGTTTTAGCCGTGCTAAGGATCTTACCTTTAACTACTGCACGTCTAAGTTGTCTATCTAATTTGGTCATATAAGTCCCTCCGAAATAAAAATATACTATTCTTTGAATGGAAGGGATTCACATAATCCACACTTGTGGTACTCAAGTTCATTATATACATTAAAGTTTCTTTGTATACGAGACATATCGAATGTATAGTCTGAGAATAGCTCTCTATATAAGTCTAGTTCTAAGTGTCTAATCTTACATTGTTGTCCTAGCTTATACTGCATATTGTTGTAGTATAGGTGACTAATAGCAGGACATTCAAAACAATGTAAACACTCGCAACCATCTTGTATGCTACACATGGGAAGATTATTATACTCATCACAAAACTTCTCTAATTTATATTTATCTAAACCTGAGTAAATGTCCCCTATAGATAATGTTTGGTCATCGTAATAGGAATCATCAGAGAAGTATCCACAAGGGTATATATTACCATGTATATCTATATGCAAGAAATGACCAAGATGTCTACAGCTAACACATCTTAACTTTGTAGCATCAGATAAGTCTGTATGTACATAAGCCATAGAATCCAGATTAGCTACAATAGATTCAGGAAAGTCTTTACTATCATTATATATATGATATAGCTGCGGTCTTAGTCTCTCTATGAACTTTGGATCTTTGTATTCATCACAATCACTGAGTAAATAATATTCCCATTTAGTACAACCATTATCTATAGCGAATCTATATGCTTGATATAGTTCGTCTACAGTATCTGGTGTTAAAGCAGTTCTAACTAAGACTTTATCTCTATAGTCAGACTTACCTAGCTTACGAATGATATCTTTAAAATACTCATCATCATAAGAATTATTTTTTACTTTACGTGATTTAGATGCACTATAAACCCCATCCCAGGATATCTTACAACCCCATGGATTTAGTATACCATCATTCCAGAGTTCTGTCAACCCATCTATATTGGTGCCATTAGAAATTGTGGTAAATTCCACATTTACGTTCTTATAACGTTCTAGTTTCTTAAGTTTTCTATAAGCACTTCTAATCTTATCGCAATGAAGACTAGACTCACCACCAGTAACTTTAAACTCTAGGGTATCACCTAGAGGCATCTTTCTTAGAAATTGTACTAACTGGTTAAAGTCAGTAAATCCATCATATCTAGTCTTAGTATCATATTTCTGAAAACAATATACACAGTCTAAATTACAATATTCGGATATCTTAAATGTAACCGCATCTATACGATCATACATTACTTATCACCCTTAGGGTTTGGTACAACTTCTTCAGCTGGTTCATCATCCAAGAAAGAACTTAAGAAATCATCTAATGGTTTAAGAATTCTATCTTCGGATGGTAATTCTAATCCAGCTTGCTCATAAACGAAATACTTATATGCTTTAAGTGCTTCAGCAGAATTATAGAACCATAAGTTAGTTCTAAGAGCATAGTTATAGAATATCTCCGAAGTCAATCTATCAGAAATCAATAGATCACTAGAATCCCAATCATATATAGAGATAAATTGTTTATCTTCTTCGGAGAGATTATGTAATGTAACAGTTGGGTCGTATGCACCAAGCATTCGACAGATGAATCTTAGTATCCCATAAAAATATGGAATATTGTTTTGGTTATATACGTATAAACCACGGAATAGTAATTGTGGTTCTTTAAGATTACCATCAATTAAGTCTACCATCTTATTGAATAGCTCTTTACATTTAGCAAAGTCTCGTACTGAGAAGTTAATCTCAAATAGTTTATACCATAATGCTAATCTAGTAATACCATAGTTACCATATTGGACTTCGAATAATGATTCTGGTAATTGTACATCATCTAGCATCTCTTTAACTAACATATCGTTCTCAAGTTCTTCTAGAACTAATGTGATACATTGTACAAAAGTATTGATATAGATAACGTTTAATGCATCAGCAGATAGATTACCATATCCAAAACGTAATGTATCTAGATATTTCTTAATCTTAAAGATACATTGTGAATCTTTAGGTAATGTCTTAGCATATACTAATGTAGCATATTGGATATATGTATAATGAATGATAGCAGAGTATTTCTCTGCATCAGACTTAGCAATATTTTCATATAAGTTACAATACATACCAAGATAGTTAAAGTAATCATCTTTATACTTAGACATATCAGCTATTTTAGATAACACAAATAGCTTAGTTTCAAAGTCAATCTTGGTATCATTATAGTAGATATTGAGATAGTCTGCTCTAGTTTTCCTAGGTGATATAGCAATATCTAGTTCAGTCATATATTCTGGACAATACTTTTTAACTAGGCTCTGTAAAGTCCCAGTAAAGTATTCCCATTTTATTTTATTCTTAATGAAGACGTTATCATATAGACAGAATTCTTTGAACGTAATTAGCTTACGGAATTCATTCTCTCTATACATTAAGATATTTTCATATTCTTGGTCTTCTTTAATAGCGTTATATA